ATTACAGTTACGTGGTGTTGTGCTCCATTGTAGTTAGTCCAGTACTTGGCTCCTACTTGTCTAAAATAAATATGGTTCATAAAATTTTCGGGAACCAATTGCAAATCAGGCATAGATTTAAGGGCGTCAATGCTAAGAGGGAAAACTAACTTAGTTTTTCCCACTCCAGCATCTCCAAATAACTGTACTTGTACGGGCAAAACTCTCATTTTCGCTCCACGTGCGGGGGATGTTATACAAGCTCGGTGTAATCGGGTCAGGGTGGCATGATAGTTGTTGTGGTCGCGGGCTTCTGAAGGTTTTAGTCCAGTTGACAAATTTAAGGAAGTTATAAAAAGTTTATCAATTTCGGAAATTAAAGCAGGGTCTAAACGTAGTTTGAGTTGTTGTTCTAAAGTGGCAAGTTCTTGAATTCTAGAATACAATTTTTTCCGGGCGGAAAAGTTTTTAAATTCTACACTATTTTCTGAAAGAGAGAAGCTCTTATAGAAATTGATAGATTGCTCGACACAGTTGGAGGAAAATCCAACCATATCCAACAAACCGTTGAAATTGTGTGAAAATTTTCCGATTCTATTGAAGATAGAATCGAAATCATTCTTTCTAGGCATTCTGGAAAGGAAAATCAATGAGGTTACTGTTACTAAAAAGGTGGCTAAAACTTTCGGTATGGAATCACAGGTTATACCAGTCTTGAATTTTAATTCTTCAAGTGTCTGATTAAACTCGTGAGAACGGGTGGCTTGTCGAGATGATGTCTTGGGTGCACTGACAACTAAACTGAAAGTGGTCAAAATTACGGTGAGGAATGTACACATATCGTCCGAAACTACTAGACGTTTATTCAAAATTATCATTAAATTACAAAGATTAAGAAGGAAAACAGAGGTGTCTGATTTAAAAGTTTTAACACAAATTATGAGGGACGGGATAATTTCAATAATACTACGCATTTTAGATTTTGAGATACCAGCAGCGCGCGCTTGACGTTTGATCGACCAAAGATATGGCCTCGCAATGTCAACCATTCGCACATATCGATCCCAGTTCTCCATTTCATCGTATTCGTTATCGATACCTTCGTCATCGTGGGAACTGGTAAACATTCGTTTCTTCTTCCGTTCTATTGCAGCAGCGTTATCACGTTGTGCTGCAGCAGCACGGATCTGTTTCATGGTATTCTCTACTATCTTATTGATGCGGTTGGGATCTACTTTCTTCTTATATTTATGTAAAATTCTTTCCTCAGTCGTCCATTTTTCTCTAATTTTATCTGAATATGATTTTGAATCTCTTTTGGTATTTTCTTTAGAATGGGAAAGAGTTATTTGACGGCAAAACAAAAACAAAATAGGGGCAATGACAGCAAAGGATAAAAATTTAGTGGTGAATTTCTTACGGTATACAAATAGCAATGTTGCGTAAACTATTATTGAAAGAGCTAAAGGGAAACCAGGGTGTGAAAAGAGGATCAAAAATTTACAATAGGATAAAATCAGTTTCATTACAATATTAAAGGGTAGGAAAACGTAAATCAACAAATTCAACAAAGATACAAGGGCTACGTTATTATCAAAAGAGGTGTACAAAAGGTACATCTCTAGCATGAAAATCAAAAAGAACAAAAGGTAAAAACTACATTGTGAAACTATTTTCTTGTCAAGTAGAAAATAGCGGTCTTCAAATTCCTTAAGGGATGTGTTAAATTTTTCCTCCAAGAGTCTAAGTTCTTCTTGGAAGATTTCCTTATTAAGGTTTATTCGGTCGTGAACAACGTCTAATTCGGTGTCCATTTCCTGCAAAACCTGTCGCGGTGTCAAAGTGTCTTCTTCATCAATCCAGGCGTGTTCAAACTCCTCATAAGGAGGAGGTGGTTCAGGGTGGGGAAAAGGAATGTCCACATGTGACGTGGTCTCCTGTCTATGTTCCATTCTGTACATAATGTACAGACAAACAATAAGGTGTAATTGCATGTTAAGCATGCAAGGGAAGAAAAGGGCAAAAACTAA